GCTGTCAAATCAACGTCAGCACGTTGAATATATGCACGATTGGTAACACCCAGAGCCGAGTACGCTGCAAGCAGACCGTATTCGTTGAGTTCGTAACCATTGATTGGAGTGCCTGTTGTGGTGTTGTAGAAGAACGGTACACCAAATGTGGCTGCCAGATCACGCTGACTGGTAATTAGATACGTTTTGTTGGCATTGGCAGCAAGGGTACCTGCTGCTACAGTGATGCCGTCACTGGATACTTTGTTCTGTGCAGTGGCAACTACAAAGTACGGAACGGTATTGACCGCTGATGGGATGTATTGACTTTCGTCAATAACTGTTACTTCTACGCCGGGGCTAACTAGGGCCATGGTTATTCTCCTAAAATTTTTATCAACTATTTGCTTGCAGATACCTGATGTACCCATGCAATCGCATAGTGATATTTATAGGTATATTCAAAAAAGTGGCATCTACAGCAACCTTTATTAAAGGCCCATTGGAAAAGATTCAGTATAAATATCCAATGCAAAGACCCATATGCAAAGCCTGCGACCAACGACCTTGCGCTGTCAATTACTATCGTGAAGGTGTAGCTCACTATCGAACAAGATGTGAGACCTGTGCTAGAAAAGGAAGAGGGATCAAAAGCAGAAAGCCACGCTGGGAAACAGCAGGCTACAAGAAAAAACCTGCATGTGACAAATGCGGGTTCAAGGCCAAGCACTCAAGTCAACTGTTGGTGCTGCATGCTGACGGTAATCTCAACAATGTTGAACTTCGTAACTTGAAAACTGTTTGTTTGAATTGCGTTGCAGATCTACGGCGCACAGATTCTATTTGGCGACCAGGGGATCTTGAACCAGACGTGTGACCTGCTGATACAAGTGATCTAGACTGGAATTGTTGTCCAGCACAGCATCAAACTTGGTGCCAGCCCAGGCATATTCACTGGCATGCACTTGGGACTGGTCCAAAAGACTCTTGCTCAAACTCCAGGTAGAGTTGCCATCAGGGCCGTGATTTACGCTGACTGCTGCATCATACCAGGCAGGTTCTGGACCACGAGTCACACGCACCACAATGCCGCCCGCTGCCTTGATTGATCGGATTTCATTGGGAAACCTACAATCACTGATCACAATGTCGTCTGTGGAGTTGCGCAGTTTGTTTTCCAAGCTGGCAATCCAGATATCATCGTGAAACCCGGCTCTGCAAACTTCAGTGCCCCAGTATTGCAACACCCAACGTGGTGTTAGTTTGGGCATTTTTAAACGCTCTGCCCACCATGGATCCACTTGTTCACGCCACTCACGGGCTTGCTTTGTGCGCCCTTCCAGCAGTTCTCTATCCCATCCAAACACATGGCTCACAGCGTCTTTGAGAGTGTTGGCAAAACTTTCTCTACGGAATTGATGTATGTTAACAAGATAATCTGCAATGGTGTCTTTACCACTTGAAATAAATCCCACAACTCCTATGATCATTTTAGTTCCTTAACGTTGAGATGTTTTAGTGTGTTTTGCAACATGCCAATTTGCCTGCGGCAGTCTTCCAGCGCATGGTGGCTGGTAGGGGGAACAGGTTGATCTGGCCACAAGCTAAACACTGTGCGACTGTCTCGCACCATGTAGTATTTCCAGGGCAAAGGCTTGTGATAGCTTTTGTAAGCATGTTCAAGTATGTTCATGTCATACGTTGGACCTTGTGCCCAGATACGGTTGGAGTGCCAAATCAGTCGGCCTAGTTCGTCAAGTGCCTGGTCCAGGGGCACACGGTCCTGTTCATTGAACGCTTCTTCTCGAGCATGTGCTGGTTGCGTTGCCCACCATTCGATTGTGCCTTGATCAACATCACGTGTTTCTTGGCTTTCCATGGTGATTCTAGCATAATAGTATTGATCATAAATGCCGGAGCCAAATGGGTCAAAAGATTGAGCAGCAATCGTTAGAATGCAGGTGTTTGGACCAGTTGCTAGTCCTTCTAAGTCAATCATTAAATCTGCCATGTGTTTAGTATAACACAGAGTGGCTTATGCCACAAGAGATAAGTTAACCGATGACCCAGGTGATTGGTTGACTGCCGTCCACATAGTTGGTTAATTCTAGTATTTTGGCATCCATTTGTGCTTGTGCTTCGCCCTTCATTGCTGCACCGTTCAAACTGCCGCCACCTTGTGGGCCTGCAATTGTGGCAAATTTTTCACGGGCTTCACCAATGATCATTTTGCAAACAGCAGTCATGTAGTCTTTGATCCATTGTTGGATTTGATAGTCTTGCAACAGGTTCACTTCTGGCTTGAGTTGGTACACCCATATCAACACATTCTCACCAGAGCCTTTGGGATCTCGAATCAGTTGCAGTTTTTTGGTCACTGGGTTCCAGGTGTAGTTCATGTAGCCGCCAAACATACGTGCAGCCAGTTCCACATACTGTGAGTAGAAGTCATAGGTGGCCAGGCCGCCGCTGACGTTGAAGTTCATGAGATACACATTCATGCTGGCCTGTGCAAACGGATCAAAGTTTGATGCAAACGGGCCGCTGGAATCGCCAAACGTTCTACGAAATATCTGACGCACACTCACAACTTCTTGCGGCAAAGTATAGATGTTCATGTCCCGAATCAGTTCCATGAAAATGTACGCTTCTTCATAGGCATAGTTGGCTCGTTGACGATACACGCCAATGGTGCGTTGATATGCTGCTTCGTAGTGAGCAGGGTCAAGCTCAAGATCAACAATCTGATCGCCCAGCATCAGTTTGCAATAATCTATTAGATTTTGTTTCAGCTCGGGCAGTGTATTTTCTGACATATGGGACTCCGTTGCTGTATTTACCAGTTACACCACTACCAAGCCTTGAGCACCACCAGATTTTCAGTCCCGCGACCGTTGAACTGTGTCTCTGTGGTGTTTAGATCTTTGTAGATCTTTCTAGCAGCTGGCTTGCCAGCAGCCTGCATGGCTTTCACAATGTCAGCTGGTTTACGCACAGTTTTCTGCACACTTTCCGCTGTGCTAAAGCCAATGATGCTGTTGCTCTTGATTGTGAATGTGCCCACATGCGAGTCTGCTACCACATGGATCAGCTTGCGTTTTTTACTGTCATACAGCCAGGCTTCGCTCTTATCCACTAGGTTTGCAGGGGCAAGCCCTTTGATTTTGAGATCTGCAATTTCTGCCTGGAACTTGAATTTGGCTGCACGTTTTTCCGGGCTAATGGCCTTGGCCATGCGTGGCTTACGGTCAACCTTCTTGATCTGAACGTATGCACCGCAGTCGTTGATCACTGCTTCACAAAACTTCACAATGCCGCGCATTTGAATCTTGCTGAAGTTAGCATATCCTTCTGCCAACTGGGAATCTTTACCCCCGATTACGGTTTCAAATTCTACCAGTTTGCGTTTCCAGGCCACAGCAATTTCGTTCACCATTTGTGGTGCTACATTTTTGCCACGGATAATGGTAATGGGTTTGATGTCTGCGCTCATCTTGGCGCCAGACACCACAAAGTCGTCAAATAACCCTTCCAGTTCGCCTGCACATTCACTAAGTTTTTCTCGTAGGCGATCCTGGATGGTTTGTCTAGCAGGTGCTGTGTCTGTTTTTCCTGCTACAGGTGTGGGTTTGCTATCCAAAGCTTCTGCCAGCAGGTTGTCCAGCCGCACTTGTTCTGCGTCAGTCAGGTCCAAGCCCACCAGGCTCATTCTGCACAACCAGCCAGTGGTCAGTGATATTGCAGAATCTGGCACACCACGTAAGAGTCGCACATCGTTTTTGCGGCCGTGAGTTTCCAGATAACTCACAATCATGTCCCTGGCATCCTTTTTGTTATAAAAGTAATTGTACCAGTTGAATGCTATGGTCATTTGGCTCACCCGATCATAAACGGGCTGTACACGCCAGGTGGGCTCATCACCCATGAATTTGGTGTCAGCACTGCGCGGATTCAAAGGACGCACAGTGGCGCGAGCTGGTTGAGTGATAGTTTTCAAAGTGGCTCCTTTAAGCATATCAGTAATTATAGCAGATTATCCATTTTTGGTCAAGTTAGTAGAAAGTACTACCAAAGTGGCATCTGCTTCATTGCGGAATGTGATCCAGTACGGGCGGTACCCAGCAACCCGGCCATGCCCAAAGTAACTGTACCATAGATCATGCCGCTGCCAGCCGCCATCACCCAATTTCTTCTTGGTGGCTGTTTCGTATGGTGCAGATTCGGTGTAGCTAGGAAATCTCAGGCCCACAGTGTGTCCGTGTTCTCGGAATTGGCGAAATCTGCGGTTCAGTTTGACTACTTTCATACAGCTATTGTAGCACTTGCTCGATTATTGGTCAACCTGCCCATAAATACAACACTATGCCAAGACTTTCCATGTGGCGTCCCAATCGGACCCGAGATTACCAATACCTAGATAGAATCATCAGCGAACGCTACACTGTGGG